CACATGCATAAATAATAGCTATGTAAACAGATATTAAAAGTGTGTTAACTACGATTGTTTCAATCAATATATGCCTGTTCCTTTTAGCTTGCTTCTTCATGTGATATCCTCTCATTAAAAATTTCTTCCATTAAATTTTCATGCTCAGATACTAACTTTTCCTCGATGTTTCTTTTCATTTCAATTAATGATTCTAAATTTCCTTTGATTAAATATTCTGAAAATACATGTCCTGAGTTATCAGTTAATGCATCTAACCAATCAGTACATTTGTTATCACTCTGATGTTTTATTATTACACCGCAAACCAATTTCTTATCTGCAAATGAAACTTTTGAATAACACTTTATGTCATATGATTTTATGATGTTATCTACTACTTCTATTATTTCTTTTACTTTATAAAATACAGGTGTTCCAAACATATAATCATCTCCTTTAATAAATCAAACCTGCAAAATGTAATCTTTCTAATGTTTCTGTGTCATTTAATTTTGTAGCTTTGTTTTCTATTAATTTTATGTATCTTGAAATAATATTTGCATCCTTCTGACTTATTGCATCGTTTGCAATAGATTTCATTCCAAGATTTTTCAATATATCTACAAGCATAAATCTTATATTGTAATCCATAATGTTTACGTCCTATTTGTTGTTGATGAAACCAATTATAATTGCTGTAGCAATCATGTCAATACCTTTATTGAAATATTTTTTGATGAATGTTATATTACCTTAGCAATCAACAATCGGAGAGCGGTATGAGTTTATCAATGAAGATAAGAAGTATAAGACTACAACTAAAAATGTCACAAAGAGAATTTGCAAAGAATATAGGCTTTTCACAAACGGCAGTAGCGCAATGGGAGCTTGGCCAAAAAACACCCACATTTCAGTCGATGCTTAGCATATTTAATTTTTCTAAATCAAAAAGGATTAAAATAAAGAGGAGTGAGTTTTTCTCAATGTAAAAAAAACCCTCCTGCATCACGTAAGAGGGGATCATGGATAATCTTAAAAGGAATTAAGATGAACAGAATGGAATTATACAACATTTTAAAAGAAATGTTAGCAAAAAATGGAGCTATACCAGAAACAGAACAGCAGTACAATAGTTTAATAAATGATCTATTGGATATCATATGTAGTATAATAAGATGATTTATTTTTGGGGAAGACTCTCTCTTCCCCTTTTTATTTATTCTTTAATAAGGATTTGACTTATGAAAACTAAGTATACGGATATAATTTTAAAAACACCAGTACAAACATTGATTAAAAATACAGGATTTGTTGGAGAGGATGCAAAATTATTAGAAAAATATATACAGGATGCTCATTATGAAAACAATGCTCATCTCACCTACGTTAAAGCCAGCGAAGTTAAGGCAAAACCAATAAATTGGTTATGGAAAGATAGAATAGCCAAAGGAAAAATAACTATATTTGCCGGTGAGGGAGGGATAGGAAAAAGCACATTGCTTATTTACATATCTTCTCTTGTCTCACGTGGGGGAACATTCCCTGTTGATAAGACGGTCTTTCAAGAGGGTAGCGTCGTTATTCTTTCGGCTGAAGATGACGAGGCGGATACCTTAGTGCCTCGCCTAAAAGCCTCTAATGCTAACCTAGAACGTATATTCTTCTTGAGAGGCACTAAAGAATATGACTCTCTAGGTAATGAATATTTATCATCTGTATCTTTAGACAAGGACATAGACAAAATAGATAAGGCCATAGCAAGAATAGGAGATGTTTCGCTATTAATTATAGATCCAATATCAGCATATCTTGGTGAAATTAACGATCATAATAATTCAGAAGTAAGATCAATGTTATCAAGACTTAACACAATTGTAGAAAAACATAACTGTGCGCTAATTATTAATACACATTTATCAAAAGGGAATGGTTCTGTAAAAGCTAACGCTTCGAACAGAGTAATAGGAAGTGTTGCATATGTGAACGCATCAAGAGCCACATATTTAATCTCACGTGATCCGAATGATCCCAAATATAGAAGGTTATTTGTACCAGTAAAGAACAATATAGCGGATGATTGTACAGGATTTGCTTACAAGATCAATGTTTGCGATATAGGGGATGATCTCAAATCTACTTGTATTGAGTTTTTTGACGAGATTGTGGATGATACAGCAAATGAAATTATGGAAGATAATGCAGCAGAAAATAAGGCTGCAAAGCAAGAAGCTGTAGAGTTTTTGGAGGAATTTTTAAAAAATGGATCAAAGACATACGGAGAGGTCAATAAAGCAGCAAAAGAGCGTATGATTGCTCTAATAACACTCAAGCGCGCCAAGGATGAGCTTAAAGTTGTGGTCGAACCTTCACCAACTGATCGAAGAAAGACCATCTGGTACCTGCCCAATGTTTGAACATGACCTCAATCAGATATACTCGATGAGCTTGATGAGCGCAATCGTAAAATCACTCGTAAGTTACTGTAAATTAAAGAAAATAATTGCGCTCATTCAATTGCGCTCATGTGAGCTTGATTATGATAATTAAATGTACATTGCGCTCATATGAGCTTGAAATGAGCTTAAATATGAGCTTAATTATTTATTATATTATTCATATACTTATATATATATTAATGATTGCGCTCATTGAGCTCATCAATTTTCTATCGCGCGCGAGGGAGTGCCGTGGAACAATTTCGTGGAACAATAAGGGAGATAGGTTATGAGCAGTAGAAATTTTAAGATGTCTATGCAACAACCAACAGAGCATCAAGAGCAAATTGCTTTTATGTCTTGGCTAGCAAGATTTAATCCTCTGGTGTATGAAATGACTTATCACATACCCAACGGAAGATTAAGCGCTATTGAGGGGGCCAAATACAAGCGCCTTGGAGCGAAGTCTGGTGTACCCGATGTTTGCATAGCCTATCCTGTAGAACCTTACCACGGGCTTTATATTGAGTTTAAACGTAGGGATGGGGGATCGGGGGTTAGTGAAAATCAAGAATTGTGGCTTGTTAGACTAAATCATGTTGGATATAAGGCGATTGTGTGCAAAGGTTGGGAAGAAGCGAAGGATGTGTTCGAATCTTATCTAGGAGGTAAATTATAATGGATATTTTTAATGTTAATTCAATCAAAGAAATGTTTAACAGAGAATCGATGAAAGATTTTAAACATGAAGTTTTGGCAGCTCAGTTGTTAAAAAAAGATGAAGGCTTCAAACAGCATCCCTATTTCATCAACGGTGTGTTGCACATAGGATATGGATTTAATCTTGATGATATGGGAATTCTTCTTGAAGAGGCAGATTTTATCTTGGCTAACCGCATAAGGATGGTTGAAGATGAAGTTGTGAGTAATGTAGGCTACTACCCTACCTTGTCAGACAATCGTCGCGCTATCCTCATTAATCTTTGTTTTAGCATGGGTATATCGAAACTAATGGAGATTCGTAAGTTCCATGATGCAATCCTACAAAAAAACTGGTCTAGGGCAGCTAAAGAACTTATGGACAGTGAATCAACAAAATATAATCATTCTCGCATGGAAAGACTTGCTTATTGTTTTGAAGTTGATAAACTGTAAGAGTTTACGTCTCTTTATGTGCTATGCAACAATGGCATAGCACTTCTTTTATAAAAGCAGAGGAACAAAAATGTCCAATAAACAAAATACATTCAGAACTCCGACCAAAGAAGAAATGAAGCAACATCAAGAAAATCACCCTAAACTTATTCAAGCCATACGAAAGACTCATGGCGAAACAATGCGTAAAGTTAAACGAAGATACGGACAAAACGCAGAAATTATGTATAATGATCGTGGAGGCTAGAGATGCCTAGCTAACAAATGGAGCAAAACATCAAGGATGATTTTATATGAAGAAAAATGTTAATTACGGCCAGCAGCACTATCCCATGCACGAACACCAGTCTGTTGGCAAGCTAGATGTTTCTCAAGGGAAACTCGGTATCGGGGTTAAAGGCAAGCCAAGACAAGAATCTAGCCCTAAATGCGGGCACTACGGCGTTATAGAGAGCATGGTGCATGGTCATCATGACGTAAAAGGACGCATTTAATTTCTAGTAGTTGAATGAGTCCTGTAGGCATTTTCCGATAATTCTTAGTGCCTTGGATAGCCAGCCAAGATCTTACTGTCGGAATTGAGACACCCAACATGGCAGAAACTTCTTTATATGACAGCACATGTTCATTAATCCTCTTTCTGAGAAGTTCGTTGGGTGTTTCTCTCATTTTTATTGTCCTTCCGATAATTCAATATATCCATAGCTATTAATAGCTTTTATAAGCTCGTCAGATCCATCTACATTGGCATCGCGGAGTGCCTCAAGATATGAAATAAACTCAATACCTACCATCTTTGGAAGACCTATAAGCTTTTTTTCTATAATGTCATGTAATTGTTGATTCCCAACTTTCTTGGTCTCTATGACGGGTTTGTAAAATAGGCTAAGTGACATATATAATTTCCTTTTTGTGAATTATTAATGAACATGTTACTATTTTAATGTAGAATTAGATATCTGTAAAAAAATAGTTGAATATTTTGATTGATAAATGTAGAATGTTTTTTAATCATATATTAAGTAGTTGTATATAATGTAATTATCAATTTATTGCAATGGTGAAAAAATGCCTTATAAACCCGGTCAAAGTGGTAATCCTAACGGCAGGCCTGTTGGTTCAGGACACAAGCAAAAACTGTTTAATGAACATGTCATGCCAATAAAAAAAGAACTAATACAAAAGGTCATTGAAATGGCATTGGGCGGCAGTGAGCCGATGTTGAAGTTGCTTGTAGAACGCATTATTCCTAAGCCTACTGATACGCCAGTTTCTTTTCATTTGGATAAGAACAAGTTAGATGAATATTCTTTGTTAGATGCTAGTGAAAACATTATTAGGTCTGTTGCAGACAGCGAAATGATGCCAGATGAAGCGAAAAGCGTAACAGAACTAATAAAGGGTCATAGAGACGCACTAGTATTGCAAAGCCTGAGTAATAAAATGTCAGAGTTGCAAGCGAAGTTTGAGAAAATTAACAAATGATTAGGAAAATAATATTTGTTATTATCCTGTGTTTTTCTCTATCTGCTGATGCAACACCTTCTATAGAGAGATTAATAGGAAATATTGATGTAACATATCAAATCAGGTCCGACATACTACTTTATATCAACAATTCTGTACCAACTTTTAGCAATTCTTGGAAAGCCCTCATTAAAATTGCTCAGAATCAGAACTTCCTCTATTACCATGCCAAAACATATTCAGAAGCAAATAATGCTGTAATAGAGACATCAACCGCACAAAGATGTTTGAATATGGAGTATAATGACGGTAGTGGGTATCATCTTTTCAAGAAAATAGAAATGATGATGAGTGATACCAACGAGAGAAAAGTTCATATATTTGAAGTATCAAATTATTTTTTTGGGAGACGGGGATTCACACATCTTAAGATCAATAAAGAAGAATTGGCATATAGATGTGACTCTGGGAACTATGGATAATGAGATATCTTATTATATTTTCTGTTCTTCTATGTTCTGTGTGTTTCTCGCAGAATCAAATGTTTATTTTTTTTATTAATGGTGTAAATACTACACCAGATGAAGCAAATGCAAATCTAATCTATCTAGAAGACACTATCTCTGATCATCCTAATGTTACATGGAATGTTCTTTATAATCCTACTCATGGCTTGTTAAAAAGTGATATATGGGATTATATGGCACAAAAACATCAAGAGAGGAAAAATTATGATATCAATTTCTACACAAATTATTACATTAATAAGCACAATATAGACTGTTGCGAATCTCCTGAGGCGTTTAACGCGATTAAACAATCTATAAAGCTCAAATATATCGAAGATAGCTCCAGCGTAGGCAAGAATCTGAAAGGCATCGTAGAACAATTTCATAATAGAATACCTCCCAATTCAGATTTAAGTAATCTCTATGTGCTAATTATATCTCACTCACAAGGTAACGAATATGCTAATCAATTGTGGGATTATCTAGTAAATGGTGAAGGATTCTCCAAAGATCACATTTCGTTGTTAGGCATAGCAACTCCTACAAGGAAGATAGATGCAAATATAATAAACAGTAATTATGGATATGTAACCGCAGATAATGATAAAATAATAAACATTTCAAGAATATTGGATCATGATGTTCTGCCTGCTAATGTACATATAAAAGACTGCAAAGACTTTAACTGTCACAATTTTATATCAGATTATCTAGGGGACACATCAATAAGAAAAATAATATGTGATCAAATTGGATCATATATGAATTTGTGGTTAAATACACAACCATTATGTTAAACTTTATTTTCACATTATGGAGAATTAAATGAGAGTTAGAAAATCAACTATTAGAAAAACAGTAAAAGCATTAAATAGATCTAAAGATCCATTGAAGTCTATTGCAAGAGCTGCTTCCAAGGCATGTTCTAAGAAAGATGTAAAGTATGCTGCAAGTTTAACCAAGAAGGCTATTCGTAAAATAACTCGGAGTAAATAATTATGCGCCCAAAGAAAAAGTTAATTCCCAAGCACAAAAAGTCTTCAAAGAAGAAAACTATGGATCGTAAAGAAGAGCGTGAAAAAAAGAAGTTAAGAAAAGGTGAATATTGATGGAGATATTAACTACATTACAAAAGATTCAAGAAAACCAAAAGAAAATTTCTGATTCTTTTACTGGACAAAAAACAAATAAAATACCAATCAAAGTTGAAGATGTAGACCAACTTCTACAAATAAATAGAACTCTTCAATATATATTGGATAAACTTCACTCTATGGATCAATTATTGCGCAGTAATCATATAAAAGGAAGAAATGGCAATTTATATGAATCTAATGCAGTTAAAGAAAGATCCGAAAAGTCAATTGAAGAAAGGTTGAAAGCCATTGATAGCAATTTACCTTTTCTATGATAAAGCAACAGGTAAGCAATCTTTGTACACTACTCGTGGTATAAAACACTGCAATGTTATATGCTTTGATGGAAGAGACTACATATTATTTGAAACACAACCTCAAGGAATAGGATTTAGAAGGATATTAGCTAAAAATACTAACTCTATAATTAGAAATATTAAGAGAATAGAATCAATTATTGAAATAATTTGTGTCCATATATCAGAAAAGAAAACCATTAAATGGTTTCCGTTTTGGATAAGAAGCTGTAACGAAGTGTGCAGGTTTTTCTCAGGTATTGATACAGGATTAACACTAAATCCTACACACCTGATCAAAAAGTTATTAAAGTATAACAATAAGCGCAATTACGAAATATTGTATCAATGGAGTAGATCTAATGAGCAGCAGTGATGATCATAGTGATGAAATAGAAGAATCTAGTCGTGAACAACAGCGTCTTCTCCAAGAACAGATTGATCAATCTAATGCCGAAATAGAACAAAAGCGCGCATCAGTCTTTCAAGAAAGATTAAACATTATTCATTCTCAGGGTGCTCCTGTTTGGACATCTGGAAAAACAAATACCACAAAACCAAAACCCACTGGCTCTCAAGGAAAACCACTAAACTCCATGATAGAAAGTCCCATTGGTTCTTACAATATTCAAAATCCTCTCGTGCAACGAGGTAAATAAATATGGACTTTAATAAATTATGGGAACGATTCAATGAGACAAAACAATACAAAGATAGATGGTTAGCTTTATACAAAGACTTATATTTTTATGTTATTCCTGATCGTGATGCTTTTAATGTCAAATGGGGATACCGAGACGATGGCAAACCCGTAACGGCTCAGATATGGGATAACACTGCAATGCTTGCGGCGTATCAGCGATCGAATGATTTGCATGCATTACTGTTGCCAAAAGATCGCACATGGGGATCGCTTACACTTGACCCACATTCTTTTGATAAGCAATTCATTGATGCAATGCAACCTACGATGGACGAAATAAATGAAAGAATTCTTTTTTACCTTAATGAATCTAATCTGGCTCGTATCATTTCGAGTTCTAATCTTGATCTTGTTGGTGGTACTGGTGCTGTTTGGGTTGAATCTATATCTGATGATGAACCTCTTTATTTCCGATCTATACCCAGCGTTGCTCTTTACATTGAGTACTCTACTGATGACGTACTAAACACTTGCTGGTATCAATGCAAGATGACGGGTAGACAAGTGATACAGTCATTCCCTAAATACAATGGCGGGCAGTTATCAAAACTAGAAGGATCACCAAATGATATTGTAGAAGTATATTATGGTCAGATAAAGATGCGAGAAGACTGGTTCTACATCTATGCTGTGCTTGATATAGATCCCTTCACGCCGCTTTGGGAGACAGATCGGTCATATCCTCAAATACTAATTTATCGCGATCGTGTGCGCCCTGGAGAGTCAGATGGACGTGGTATAGGTATTGATATGCTGCCAACCATTCTTGATCTACAGAGGCTTGTAGAGTACGATAGAAAGGCTCAGTCATTTAAAGCTTATCCACCTATGTTCTACGATGATAATCGTTACTTTAATCCATACACTGTAAGACAATGGGCAGGGGCAATGATCGCAAGGCAGCCCAATGGTAGAAATCCAATAGAAGCACTACAGATGCCTAATTATTCTGATACATTCCAACATATAGCACACTTACAAGATGCTATTAAGATTGGATTTCAGGTTGATCCACTTGGAGAAATAAACTCTCCAGTTCGTAGCGCTACAGAAGTCTCAATACGTGAGAACCGCGCACAGCGTACAAGTTCTACAGATATAAGTCGTTTGATTAACGAACAACCTAAACAGATATTTACCGTTGCTGCTAAGATATTAGCAGAACGTAGATTACTCACAAAAGACCGTCGTATTGGTGAAATTAAAACAAATAAACTTAAATTTGCATTTCAAAGTCCATTATATGATCTTCAAAAGAATGATGATCTTAATCATTTCATTACAAATTTACAGATTAAGCAACAGTTCTTTGGTCAGGGTGCTGCTATGGCTACAGTTAATTTACCAGAAGCTAATAAATTCCTAACAGAAACGCTAAATCTTAAATCTAAGTTATTTGTTAGTGAAGAACAGCTTAATCAACTTGTACAAAATATGGCACAAATGCAGCAACAGGCCGCATTGCCGAAACCGACAACTACGGCCGGTCAGCCACAATTCCCTAGGCAATCTGAGGTATTGATTTGAAACCTAAATTAAAGCCATGCCCATTCTGTGGAAACAAAGTATCACCTGATAAATTTGAAGATCATTTCATCATTTATTGTCAAGAATGTAGAGTTCATATGTATAGCAAGGATTATTCATTCATTATAAAGAAGTGGAATATCAGAAATTCACCTGATACAATGTAACACATGAGCGACCTAAAACAGTTGTTAATAGACAAGAAAATAAATAAGTTTGAATATGATTCTTATATCATGTTTGAGATTAATGAATTAGGACGAATATATTTATCACACAAAATAGAATCTTTGTTTATGGATCCTGCCGAGGGCATGCAAATAGATCATCCATATTCATTTCATTTCGGTAGAATGTCGGAATGGAGAGATATAAAATTATCTATTGTAAAAATAAATAACATTTTGAAAGAGGTAGAGAATGACAGAAGCCTTGCAGACGCAAAACAACACGTCAGAGACAACTACACCGTCAGTAGATCCGATACAATCCCTTTCGGAGACCGTAATTAATGAAGTAAAGTTATTTGCGAATAAGTTTAAGACTGTAGAAGAGCTTGAAAAAGCTTATGGCAATAGTGTTACTGCTATGGTTGAAAAAGCTAAGCTTGAAAAAGAATTAGAGAAGTATAGACCTCCAGAAAGTTATGATCTTCCACGAGATATTTCACTGGATGGAAATCAATTTGAGGAACTTAAATTGATTGCTAAAAATGCAGATATGACTCAATCTCAATTTGAGAAGACTGCAAAAGAAATGCACAATAGAGTTGTATCAAATAAGCAAGCAGTAGAAAAATTCTATAGTGAAAGAAAAACATCAATTGGTGAAGAAAAATTAAACTTATTGAATGATTATGTTGAGAAATATTATCCATCATATGCTAGAGAATTAATTTTAGACAAACTAATAAAGGATGACTCAGCCATGAGTGAAGCACTTAAAGACAGAGATACCCGATTGAACACACAGGTTCCGGGAGTGGGTCAGGGACGTAGTGGATCATCAGAAAGATACAACGGTGAAAAAGAATTAATGGATGCCGCGCGTGCTGCTGAAAAGAACCCTCGTGATAAAACATTGAGAGAAAAATTTGTTAACCTTGCTCGTGAAGTAGGTCATGCGAGGAAGAGATAGTTTATGGACGACGATACTTGAGACAAGGTAGTAACTCACCTCTCAGAAATCAGGGAAAATAGTCCGCCAGTTTATGACAGACAATATTGACAAACGTATCAGGACTTAGCGGTACGGATGTAAAGAGGAATATAGGAAATGCTAAGCCAATGCCTATATATGTCGAAGAAGTCTAGAATATTGTTTGTCGCCAGTTTATGGAGTTAAAATGAGTGCAACGCATATAGTAAATGGATATATAGATATAAGAATTAAATTAGTAGATAAAGATATTTCTGCTTCACAGTATTGTTCTCCAATGGATATAGAAGAATTAGTAAAAATGGAATTTGAAAGTAAAATTGGTAATTATGATATTTTAGGTATTGAAATTATGATACAAAGATTAGATTAAATAATTTATGGCAATCGCGGCGTGTGAAACGTGACGGACGTAGAGACCAATGCAGAATTGGGCTGTGAAACGTAGGCTGAGAATGCCATCCGAATTGTCCAGTTTGATTCTGGCCGATTGCCTTCTTATAAGGAAATTTATGGCAAATAGACATGGGATAGCAAATATAATAAATCCAGATTGTTATCTTTATTATATGGAATCAAGAAGTAATGTATTAAAGGAAAATAAAATGAGTATGAATAAATTAGAAGAAAAAATTAGTTTAAATTTAGCTACTAATTTTTGTACATATAGTGAATATAATTCACTTAAAGAAAGAATAGATTATTTAGAAAAACAATATAAAACATTAATATCAAATTTAGAACAAGATCTTGTTTTAAGAACTACTTTAGAAAAATCACTAGATATAAAAACAACTGATAATAAAGTACATAGGTTCCATTGCGCTCATTGTGGTAAGTCCACGATAGTTGAGATTTAAATTGAATATTGTTCATATATCAGATGAAGAAAGAAAATTAATTGATTGTTTAAATAATGATATAGATAATCTTAAAATTAAACGTCAATTATTAATTAATGAAATTATTGAAAACGAAAGAAAAACTGATGAAAAACAAGATCTATGCAATAGATTAATGGGATTGCCAGTTTCTATATAATAAATACTATTGCATTATTCATCTATTTACCATAAACTATTCATATCTTGATCAAGGCTCCTTCGGGGTAACCCTTTAGATAGATCATGCCAATATCAGCTCCGCAAGACGGGTAACCTGATAGTTGACAATAAAGAAACTTTTATTGACCTCTATTCTGGAGCTAATAAGCCATGAGCTTTGATATTGATATTACCACTGCAATGCAATTATTTGATACTCAAGTAACACTTAAGTATCAGAATCATCTAAGATTACAAGACACCATTGATGAACGACATGGTACGACTGGTACGACTTTAAACGTTCCTGTTTCTGACATAATTGAAATGGAAGAAGGTTCTTTTGCACCTACTGATATTCCAATCACTACAGTTAATGAAACAAATCGTGCTGTTGTAACTAACGATTATCATTTAAAAACTGTTATCGGTGGTGGTGAAAAAACTCTGTACAACTACGACAAGATCGTTGATCATGCTAAGCTTCATGCTTTAGCTGCTGCGCGCTTGGATGATTTCATTAAGATTAATGCTATATTCGCAGATCCTAATGTAGGAACAATTTATACGGTTCCTGTGACGGTTGGTGTAAATACTGGCATCAATGAAGGAAAGATGGCGGATGCTTTATCTTACTTGGAAAGCCAAGGCGTTGATGTCATGGATTATCAAGTAAGCATGTGGGCACCTGCTCTGTTGAAGAAGTCATTGTATAATGATCAACAAGTTACCAACTTCTTCTTTGTAGATCATAAACCATTGACAGACAATCGAATTCAATCTTACTTAGGTGTTGATTGCCGTTTCCTTGGTGAGAACGGAATCAACAAAATACCAAGTGCTGATATTGGTAGTGGGATTTCTCAATATCTAGTTCCAATGGTTCATAAAGATGCAATCGTTCAAAGTTATAATCGAGATATTATGACTTCTATTACATGGGTTCAGAATCAAGATAGATGGGAGTTGTTAACTATTTTGACATCTGGTGCATTAATAATTCAGTATAATGGTATAGCTTTAATGACAGCTAATAATCCGTTTGCAGCTAACCCATAATAAGGAGATATAAAATGAGTGCATTTAAAACTTTTGCTCAAACTTTACAGGGTAAAGCTGGTACAGCTTCTGTAAGATTTAGTGCTTCAACCGCTGATAATTTAGCTACTATTACCGCGGCTGGTTACATGAATGATCTTGATCATATTGTAAAAGCCAATGATATAGTTGAAGTAAATTATTCTGATACGACCGTATTGCCTGCTCAGATTACTGCAACTTATGCTGAATTCATTGTAGTGGCTAGTGGATCTAATCTTAATTTAGTTGCTTATCCTACAGTTGGTTTGATGACATTAACATCTGTTAATGTGACTGTAACTGCTGCTGCTTTAGCTGCTGCTGGAATTGTTCCATTGATTGTTTCTGCTACTGGTCAACAATTTCAGATTACAGATATATTCTTGAATAGCGGTGGCACTAACTTCTCTGGTGGTGGTGGAGATAGATTATTATCCATTACTGACGGTACTACAGTTTATAGTGTTATAC